GCATTACGAAGATCGGATACAATGATGTTACTTCTCTCTCTTTTTTCCATCGTGATATCCCTTTTTTTAAAATATCACTACCATCATATACACGAATTTAATTCTAAAGTAAGTCCCAGTTTTTTTTAAAACTGGGGAATAAATAAGGAGGGGAAATTATTTCTTGTTCTTACAAGGTTTAGATCCTTTTTTATCTTCTTTGACAGAATTTAAAAATTCTTTTTTAAGTTTAGGTTTCTTAAGTTTCATTTTCATATTTTCTCCTTTAAATATTGGGCCCTGATTAAACAGAGCCCAATTAATCAACGGTTCTGGCTATTATCATCGTTCAGTATAATGGAAGATTTCTTATAGCGTTTAGCTTTTATCATGTTAGCAGGTTTGCCTATGATCTTATTGAGAATCTTCTGCATCTTAGGATCGCGAACCATTACCGCCATATTATGCCTTACGTGGTTTAGTAGCACGACGGATCATTGCCCCATCACCATTTTTCTGAGAATCAATACCAACAATAGTATCATCATACTCACAAGGCATGTTGTACTCGTTTGGTTGATACTTTTTAATAACAGTGTTTTCAGGCATGAAGGACATTGCGCTAGGATTTTCTGTAATCATAGCTGCTGATTCATGGTATCTTTTTGCCATATTTGGCCTTTCTGTGAACTGCCGATATAGTATCGACAATGGTTATCCCATCTACAACAGAGGGGTTATTTTAGTCACTTTGACTCAACTTTTTTTAGCTCACTATAATAATTATTTTTCTCATATAAGTGAGATAGAGCGATCTTTGCAGTCTTAATTGGATCATCATTAGTTATATTAGTCTTAGGATTTTTAGTTCCATGTTCTAATTCAACTTTCATCCCCATTTCGAACTGTTTAGGGTTGATCTGTTTCCAGTTAACACCAAGTTCGTCACCAATATCCTTAATTTTCTTATTCAAATTATTCCTTTTATTCCTCAGAAAAGGTCTCGATATATGCTTCTAAATAATCTTTAAGTAAGATTATTTCCTCCTCCGGCAGCTTCTTGATTATCTCTATTATTACTATTAACTTCTGCAGTTTTTCGATCATTCACAGCCCTTCCTGGTTTAACTGTAACATCAGAATCACCGTTAGCATTATCCTGTTCTTGCGCTTTAACGAGGTTATGCATCTCTAAAAGTTGTTTCATATGGCTTAAATCTATTCCATCAATCTCTTTCATTGCTTTAACGAGATCTAAAAGAGCAGAATCTTCATCTTTAACTGCCTGAGCGCGACGTTCTTGAGCAAGTGCTTCATTTTCTTGTACTCTAGATAGGCGTTCGATACCAAGACCTTCGTTCGCTGTAGCCTGAGATTCATTAAGTTTGATCTGAGATTGTAATTGCATCATCTGCAACTCTGCTTGTCTTTGTTCCATTTCTTGTTTTTGTTGTTGCGACTGTTGGATAGATTTTATAAGTTCTTCTTTGTTCTGCAATAGACATGAGTCTAATAGGACGTTATCTGGTACAGCAACACCCATCTCTCTTAACTGGATCAACTGTGCAAATTGTAACTGTTTTTGAGTTTGAGTAAGTACAGCCTCTTCAACGTGTGCGTTATATACACCGAATGACTTATTGTAGAACTGTTGACTAGGCTCGTCACCGCCGAGTATTTTCTTTATTTTACCAGGAGTATAGTTAGCTTGAATCACGTCTATCATAAGTTTGCCAAGTTGTCTTTGTGACCTATCAAGTTGATCAAATAAAGGCTGTAAGGTAACAAGAGAAGCATTTTGTCTAATCATGGACAATAAACCAGCAACATCATTAGTAGGAGTACCGAGTAATTCCTCACTAATACCGGATATATCATTCATTTCTTTACCCAACATCTCAGATAACTGAATAGTTGTTGGTGGTACTATTGGAGACTGTATTTGCTCCGCATCGGTCATTTGTGCTTCAGTCTTAAGAGCGATTCCCTTACCCTGTCCAGCCATAAATATATCTGAAGGATTGACTAAGCAGTCCTCTTTATACTTCCAACCAGAGTTTACCTGACTCTCTAAAATATCCAATTCTATTGCCTTACGGCGATTGTATAAGAATTGTGCATCCCTGAGGCCTCTGACCATTCCTTGTACGCGATAATTATAATAGGGAATTTGTGGATTATAATAGGCAGTTACAGGTATAAAAGGGTAATTATCTATACCCATTGGATTGTAGGAATTAAATAGAACTTGTCCTCCAGCAACTATAGCTAGCTTAACCGTAGGAACCTCTGTTTTCTTCATAGTGATTTGAGGGTAAGTCTGTAAAAATAGATTTAGGCGATCATCATCTTGGCCACGCCACTCTTGTACTTCACCAGTTTGTCTATCTACAAGAATAAGTTGCTCTCTATAATCTCTATAGTAGAACTCATCATACGCAATCAGGTTGCTCATGTTATAACCGAGGGATTCTGGTTGGTACTGAAACTTTCCGTCGCGCATGGTGTCATTTTGGAGGTTTTTAATAATATCTGATGCTGTAGGCATGAGACTTAATATATCTCTCTTGGTTAGATAAGAACGTTTCCATATAAAATGGCAGTCAGAAAGATCAGCGTTTCGAAAGAATGGGTCGATTATAAATGAATTGTAATCAGTTTTAGCTACTTTAATATCACCTGATATAGGATCATTTCTAAAATCTAACCAGAGCTGCAAAAGAGACATGCCAGAAATGAGAGCCTCCTTAAAGGTATCTGATATGGTTTCGAGGACATATTCTCTATTATGTACATAGTCAAAAATCTTTGAAAACTGATCTGCTGTCTTCTGGTCCGCATTCTCTACAGGAACACATACAGTTTGTTTGCGGTTTTTTCGCTGATTACCTGAAACAAGATCGATTTGTTTACGTATCTTGTTAAATATAAAGGTTTTGCGCATAGGACCTGGAACACCAGCCCAATATGAATTAAAGGCTGATTGGTCGCCACTGTAAAATTTATGATCTAAATCAGCCTCAGAGGCATAGGTTAGATTTATCGTAATTGATTGCATGTACAAATGATTCATATACTCAAGTATATTGCGATCACCTGAATCTACATATTTAGTATCAAGCTCTTGAAATATCACTACTGCCCCTTTTTCAATTGAGCGTTTTTCGTTACTTCATTAGCTTAAGTCCAGAAGGTATTTCAACGCAATGATTTATTGATTGTTGATCATATATATAAGAGTAATTATGCAGAGTAGACTCAAAATTCCTATGATTAAGAAGATGAAACTAAGGATTGCTTCTATTACTGATAATATATTCATGTTTTTTTAACCCTTCATTGTATGTATTAAGAACATCTTTCAAAGAAAACACAAAAATATAGAAAATCAAAAGCAGCCATAATTTAGTAGTATCTTCCATCACCATGGTTCTTTCTTAAATGGTCTAGCTGTATCATTAAGCATCATAGCTTCTTTATATCTTTTATCTAATTCTTCCGCTGATAAACCATCACGCATTTTTGGTAACGAAACGCACAGATACCTAAAAGCATCAGCAAAATGGCTATCACTATTATGTAACGGACGGTCATGATAGACTTTTCGTTTACTATCCCATTCCTGTCTATAATTCTCCAGTGCCTTGATCAATGGTGCACAGACTTTTTCATCAATCCATATTTTGCCGAAAACAGAACGGCACGACTCTATACCATCCATAAGGCTTACGTTATTCGATAAAGTGAATTTGATTCCTAGTTCTCTTGCCTTAGATATTCTAGTTTGTCCTGAACCCCATTCTTTGACAGCTATGTCATGTGGCGCTATATGACGACCCATAGTATACGGCTTAGATTTGATTACATTGACGTAATGCTCGAGACCTTCTTTGTTCTTTTCATAGCAATCAATTATTCGGACTGTTTGCCCTATACATTGGAACCATATGATAGTTGTTGAATCACGGACCCCAATATCCCAAGCAGTATGAACAGCGAAACCTGGTTCCCAAGGTACATTAGTAATCTGTCCCTTAAGACGCATGCGATCAATATATTTTGCATAATAACTACCTTCAACACCAGCAGAAAAGTCACACCAGTATTCCTGGCGTGCAAGATCTTCACTAACTTCGCATGATTCTATCTCTTTTCTAATATCAGCAAGTGAAATATGCCCACAATCTTCAACCGTAAGCTTGTAACAAAACCAGTCTTTAGAGTGACTTGCTATCTGATAGAGAGTATAGAAATGATTATACCCTCTCGGTGTACTCAAGAATACAACTATACCATTATTTGCATTCATGATAGGCCGCACAAACTGATATGCGCGTTCATCTGAAAGAGACCATTCTGAAAATACTATCATGCGTGGGTTTGTACCAATGAGAGAAGTATCGTACGTATCTGAGCCCATTAGCTGAATAATGGAACCATTTATAAGTGAGATCTTCATCTCTTGTATATTAATAGCCTTAATAAGTTCTTTTGGAATATAGTCGATAAATTTGTTGCCATCTATGGTAATACTGTCAAAAATTACCAAACGACATTGTCTATAGGTCGGCAGGCAATAGAAATAGTTACCTATCTCCATGACTGCTTTACGTATGATCAAATTCCAAGCTGTTAAATCTTTACCTGAACGACGACACCATAGGGCTAGTACTTTTCTATACCCTTTATTTAATACAGCATCAAGGAGAGGTAACTGATAGTCCCGCGGTTTATATTTATCTAATCGTACCTGGGTTTCAGTCGTCAGATTCATCAGGCTCCAATTTTGGCACATTAGGACAATCCTTAGTTTGCTCCATCACAACTACATAGCTCTTAGAATTGTCTTCGGGTTTATTCTTAATACCATGTTCCCATTCAAATAGTTTCTTATATCTATCGCAATAGAGATTAAGATCCTTGTGAATAAGTGTATGAGGTATTTTACTCTTTAAAACATCTTCCCTTAACTTATCCCCTATTGCTTCCATCAATTCATTATAGGCATCTTTTAAATTAGGGTATTTGTGTAACCAATTTTCGAGTGTTCTCACCTCAACTTTAAAAGGCGCATCAGGTGATTTTAGATAATAAGATACATGCTTAGTACTCTCACAGTTTTGTGCACATTTGAGAAAATATTCACATAACGAGTCCAATTTGCGTGTGTCTAATAGTTCTTTTTTTCCTGATATCACAGAGTAATATTGTTCAAGTAAAGGCCTTACTAGACCTCTTTTACTTGTGCGAATCTCTTTTGACTGATCAGACTGTTCAATTGTAGAGTGTTTTGGTTTAATTTGTGTTTCTTTTTTTTTCATATAGCATCCTCAAAGTAAAACTCAGTTCTTGGCTTACGTGAATAACGCTTAGCAGCTGTTATCTTCACCACCCTCTGATCGTCCGCATATAGTACCCCATTACATACATCACAGAGAAGTTTTAACAAATTATCCAAATCTGGACGCGACTCCACATATGTCCCCTCCAACTTGTCCGATTTATATATAGATAAAGGCATGAAGAAATCAGCAAACAAATGTTGTGGTCCTGTTAACATAGGCATATCATCACGTTGCCGTTCTAAATCTATCGAAAGGATAAGTTTGTGTTCTTTTTGCGAGTCATAGACATGATTATTTGTAAACCGTGGCCTAGATAAAGCCTTAGGATTGCCCATCAAACAATATTTCATACGTGTCTCCTTCTAACGTTGTTTGGAAATTGACCAAACTGCTATAAAAACCTTTTAGAAAAGTATAATGGTTCTGCGAATAGAATGATATGCGTATCAATAAAAACAGTTCTTATATCGCATAAGCCAAAATGTCAAAGTCCTCTGGTAAAAACGAAAACTTAATCTTAAGTTCATTAGTCCAATTAGTTTTCATCATGTCGTACAAAAAGTGCGGCATCTTCGATAATGCAATGCGACGATCATTAATTATCTTGTTACATTCTTCAATAGGTGAAGATGGGGCCCCGAGGGGCGGGGGATTATTTAATAGTTGGGTTTCTTTATGTGTATTGATCTTGGGTAGTGGTTTAGCAGATTCTTTGATGTGTAGATCTTCTTCAAAGCATTCCTCGTAACCATCTTCCTCAAAGTTGTACTGGGGGGACCACTCCTGGGGGGCCAACTCCTGGTGGGACCACTCCTGGGGGGCCAACTCGAGGGGGGAGTTTACCTTATGATGGATAACCTTCTTCCTGTTTGTGCGCTCTTTAACTATATCGCTATAACTTACTTCTAACTCATTCATTATCTTCTTCAATGAACCAATCCATAACGATTGCTGCTGCGCCGTCACTACCTCTTCCTTTTTGAGACCATAATAATACCGTACATTCGAAGCTAAACCGTAATCCAAAGTAAATTTATTGCGGAGCATACCCCATGCAAAATTACCCACATTACGTATAACATCAGTGTGCACCACTTTGTCCTTTTCTTCCTTCTTTAAAAACCGTACACTCTGCCTCGATGCTATCTTGGAATCATACACGGCTATGCTAACCCTAAACAAAAACTCTTCAATGTCTTGCGCAGAAATACCCGCCAATAAGGCCGCATCCCATTCGTTTATACCCATTAAAACAGCAAGAGCACGACCATAATCCGATAAGAACAAATACTTACTCTTAGGGCTTAATCGGGGATCTAACCGCTCACACTTTGCATTGTCAATTAAAATTTGTGTCCTCTTCTTTCTTATTTCAACTAGCTCTTTTTCTGAGGGGGGGAGCGCAACAGGGGTCTCTTTATTGAGAGAAAGAACATTGCCCTTAATTAATTGTTGTAAAAATGGATTGCTTGAAGAATAAAGCTCAGTCTTAAAAGTCTCTTCACTCTTTTTAGAGTTCTCTTCTCTTTCTCTTGGCTCTTTGAGGTTTTCTTCTTGTTTTCTTAAATTTGTTTCTGGGATTTTACCAATGCCCTTAATTAACTGTAGTAAAAATAGATTAATTGGAGGATGAACTTTAGTCTTAAAAGTCTCTCCACACTTTTCAGGGTTTTTTTCTTTTTTTGTTAACTCTGTTTCTGTGATTTTACCAATTTTAAACCCCTCCCTGGTACTTGACTCTATATTGTAAGAATAATTAATAGATCTTAAAGATTCACTTAAAATACCAGTACGGGTTTTTTGACCATACGCATGTATTGAGTTGGCATAACTACAATTTGGTAAACAAGATAATAGAGACAATAAACTCAATAGAGAACGCATGCCTGGGAAATATTTGCGTAATCTTTCAACAATACCAGATTTGGTAAACTCAGAATTAAAGGTGTATATACTCGAACCATTAAACGTCCTCTTCGAACGAATAATGCCAAGAGACATACTACGATCGAGAGTTTCTTGGACATAGTCTGAACTAACATTTAATAGATCCGCTATATAACTATGCGAAGCACGCCAATATCCTTTAAATTTAATCTTACTTAATGTTAAATTAAGGATAGCAAGACGCTTATTGCATCGATACATTGTTAAGAACTCTTCAATCTCTTTTTCTTGAACAGGGACCGTATCAGCGTAATTCGGAGCAGTAGTTATCCTAACGCCATTCGATCTGGTTGCTAATTTTTCTTGCGAATCTGTATATTTTGCTTGATTTTTATTTAGTGTCTGGTACAATTTAAAAGTCCTTTAGGTGGAAGTCTTAGAATTCATACAAATAATCTTGCCGGACGGATGTATAAATTCGAACGTTATTTCAATTTTCTCTTAAGGTACAATAAAAAAAGAAATTAAGTAAGAAGTTTGTAAAAGTCACGGTTGTTGAATAGCTATTTGCTTCAACAATTATCAAATTTAAACCTTTGGGGTTTTTCTATTCCCCAGGGGTTTAAATTTTTATATCCGCGTCTTATAACTGGCTCATTCATAGGTTGGATATAAGACGCTTGATATGTCTCACAGCCCAAACAGATATCAGAAAACAATATCCATTTGCTCCGGTCATTAACCTTCCTTGGAAATACTTATATTTTGCTTGATTTTTATTTAGTGTCTGGTACAATTTAAAAGTCCTTTAGGTGGAAGTCTTAGAATTCATACAAACAATCTTGGTGGGATGCTGTATAATTCGGTTATTATTTCAATTTTCTCTTAAAGTACAAAGAAATAAGTAAGAATGTTTAAAAGTCTTGGTTATTGAAGAGATGTACACTTCGACAACCGTAAACTTCAAAAACTTCTTACTTATTTTTTTTATGTCTATCTCATTGGTATCAAGATATGCACATCAAGAGGTTCACAGTTACGTAATATCTTCGCCTCTCTGTATCTATTGGTGCGCTTAAATTGTTTCTTCTCCGTGACATTCTTGCCCGATATTACACGTAATTCGTTAATCCATTCGCTGTTAACTGTTTTTAAATTTTCCATGTGGCCCTTGCTTAAAAGAAAAAAATTGTTAATACTAGATTATATCATTTTAGCATTACACCTTTAATGATATGATTTTCTGCCCCCGTACGCTATCGGGGGTTTTTTATTGCAATAAAAACCATTCACTATAAAATATATAAATGACTCCTAAGCCAAACTAATCCCACGGCGTTGTTGTTGCCGTTAAGCAAACAAAAGTAGCATGACTGTGGGATAAAGTTTTCATCGTATGGCTCAGTTTAATAATTTCTGAGCCGTGCAATTCTTCCTAGCGGTCCAAGTTTTCCCTAAGACTTGGACCTTTTTATTTAGCAATCCAAGTTCTCCCTAAGAGTTGGTTCTTTTTATTCTCTTTTATGCATTGTTATATGGTAAAAAACATAAAAATATATATTGCTACATACGATTTCGTATGTTATAATTAGTAAGTATTAATAGCGGGAAATCATATCAGTAAAGGTGTATCATGGAAATCCATACAGATTTTAATCAACAAATAGCGAAATTAATCCACACGCAAAACATATACGTTAGTAGACTAATAAAAATCTACAAAGAACACGGAGATGGATTTACACTTGGCAATCGTGAGAGTCTACTCAAGAAGATTGAATCGGAAATAGAAACACTAGAACAACTTTATAAAATCGATTGAAATATCATGTCTGAACAAAAAATACTTTGTAAAGAAAATGAGATTAAGAAGCCACTTTACAAAGAGTACAAGATGAGAGTTGGTTATACCCTGAGGCAATCAACATGTAAGAAATTGACAGAGCTGTACATAGAGTCCTACAAATCTGGCCACCGTGTAACAATGTCATCTATTGTTGATAGCGCAATTACATTATATTATCAAAGCAAGGGGATGAAGTGATTAGTCTTGTTACCCTAAGTTTAAAGAGTCGATAAAGAAAAGGAGTGGTTCGATGGAATTTAAATATCAATCTGACAACATCGACAAAATATTGCCCAAGTTCTCTAAAGTGCAATATGCAATGCGTACAGGATTGCTTAAAGAAAGTAATGGTAAACATGGCGAGAAATCACCATATGTTAAACTTGAACATCTTTTGTTCTTCTGCTACGGAATTTTAGAGCAAGAGAAACTCACATTGCGTCTGTATCAGATCAAAGATGAGACACGTGTGTATCTTTGTGCTTCCATCATAGAAGACGAACTATTCCAATTCTTCTCAACATACCACTTCCTCTACAGTGCCGAAGATGTTGGTCTTGATGCTCAAATGAAAATAGGTGGCGACAATACTTATGCGAGCAGATATGCAATCAAAACCCTGTTTGGTATACCAATGTTCGACAGAAATGATCCAGAACACGGCGCCATAGAGCAACAATCAAACAATACACAACTTAAACAAAACAATTATGGTCCTGAAGAACTAGAAGGATATATTACTAAAGAACAACAAGACGAACTTTTCGCAGAAGGTGGTTATTTGAAGGGTAGTATGATAGAACTTCTAGCCGAGATGAAACAGAAAAAAGTTATTAGTATCGCACATTCAAAATATATATCAGCAAACCATTTTAAAGCAGCACTCACAAAAATCAAAGAAATAAAGGAAAAAAATGGCAATTAATAGAACAATACTTACGGGGACTATCACAAATTTAGCGGAACTGAGACAATTAAATAAAAGTAGAATGCAGAAATTCACGCTTCGTATAGATGAACCATACATAAACTCAAGAACAAATGAGACAGTCAATAAGAGCTGGTCAATCGATTGTGAATTATGGGGGCTATTGCTCGACAAATATTCAAACTATCTCTTTGAGGGCAATTATATTCTAATAGATGGTAGAACCAAACTCGACTCATGGGAAGATGCAACAGGTAATAAACGTTACAAACATGGAATCAATGTGCAATATCTCGAGTCATTTAAAGAACAAGCTGTGCCATTTGAAGAAGCTATCCTTGGTAAAGATTTTAATGAGAACCCATTTTAGAGCTGGAGTATCATGGAAGCATCAGAACTAAATCTATTACTTGAATATTACAGAGAATTGTCCGCAATAATTAACGAGAAGGTACAAGTAGCTCTCGAAAATCAACCACAATCAGCGATATGTTCACCTAAGACAGATTTACTCGCTGATGCTTTATCATCCGCCCAAGGTGAATATTTAGAGCTTATATACGAACGTGTTAATTCATTCACTAAACATGAGTATGCAGATCTTCAAGCAGTCCTTAAAGCGACCAGAGCAGCTTTGTCCAAATACCAAGTTGCCTTTACTCAATTACTGGTAAACCAGCCTGCTGGTGAAACAGTAATACATACTCGAATAGAACACAAAGGAGAATGGTTACAATCAATCTCACGTATACTGCTAACTCCTTCAGATCCACGCGCTAATGGTTCTCTGATAGCCCTTACTAAAAGATGGGCCGCTGAGTCTATTCTGGGTATTGCTGGACGTAATGATTATTATGATGACGACGGTGTCTTCGCTCATGATCCATCACGCAAAGAATTCGAAAAAGGTCTTGCAGTCCATTTAGGTAACTCCAAACAGTCGTACGAGACAATCAATGCTACTGAGGTGCGAGAATTAGATAAGGCCTTACGAGGGTATCCGGATGTACTTACAGATCTTTACAAACAAAGAAATATCCAAGTACTTGCAGATCTACCCAAGTCAATGTACGATGAGACGATATCACGTGCACGTATAATTATAGCTGAAAGAGAGCGGAATAGATGATAATTGAACGGCATTTCTTACCCACACAGTTAGAGGACGCCCCATTCAGTACAATCTGCGATGTTGATTCTACATTCTACCTACAAGTATCTCGAGATAAAATAAATTGGCTGCCTTTAAGTACAGTACTCTTTGAGGTTAACAAACACAAACTTGAAGATGAAAAATATGTACTTCAGATATCAGAAGAATATAATAGACATAGCATGTGAGAACTCCTTGTATTCACAAAGCTTTACTACATATTACTTTTTTTGGTAAACCCCCGTAGTGGAATTAAGCGGGGGTTTATTATATACCATAGCTGCAACTTTAAGGGGCAATTGTAGCAAAATACGGAATGTAGTAAGCAACAGTCCCAATGTAAATTTTAATGAAACCGCCACCTGTATTGTCCGCGCTATTACCGTTAGTACTTAATATTGTTAACAAGCCAACACCCTGGGTCGTATTAACTACATTAGTTAACGAAGTAGTAGAGGCTACTCTCCCACTATCTCCCGTCGCATTTGGACTTACTCCAAAATTGTCGATAGTATCAAGCGCACTTTGTACATTCGTGTCAGCTGATGAAAGTATACTGTTAAAATTAGTGGTAACTGTATTGATTAAAGATGCAGTATTTGTTCCAGACTGTGTAACACCAGTGTTAAATGTTGACTTGGCAATTGTCACTTGCACGATAGAACTAGACGATTGCGAGAATATAATATACCCGAGCTGTACCAACTCTAATTCCAAAAGTTCATTCGATGCTGCAGCAACTTGTGATCTTGCTATAGCTGTATTAGCTCTTGATAGATTATTATATTGAGCTGTATCTACAACTGCAAAAAAAGTAGGGTAAGAACTATTGAGATCATCTTTAGAAGCATACAGCCGAGTTATCGCGAACTTAGAGCCTCCCAATGCTGTAATTGTTCCAGAGCAAAAGTATCAGATAGTTCATACCGACACCACTTACCAGCAGCATTAGTATATTTCTTGTTCCATACAACGGCCACTCCAGCACTATCTACAATCTCTGTTTCTAGTCCATGATCATCAAGCTCATCAGCACCGTTAATCTGTATCTTTTGGGTACCATTAAGGGTAATATTAGCACCACCACTCCTATTCTCAATAATTCATCCAACTGTATTATGCAAATAATTAGAGGTATTAACAGGAAAGTTATATGGATGATTCTCTTTTACAGTTATCTGATTGTTAGTAGGGAGATTAGAATCCCTGAGACACTCAAAAAGACATATGTAATCGCTAAAGAGTGCGTCGGTACGCGTAGAAGCCTTACCAATTGTCCCTGTATCATCTATATAGATGTGGTAACAATTGCCTGCTGTTAATCCTGTTACAGTTTGAGGTCCAGTCCATGTTACTAAAACCCCTTTAATATATCCTGTACCACCACGCGATACCGTAAATTCACCAAGCGTAGTATCATCGTAATATGCACCAGCACCTGTCCAGCTAGCGAAACCAGTATCTGTTTGTAATACTTCAAGAGTTTCAATAGATATAGCTCCAGAAGCCTGAGTCACCGATACTGTGTTACTTGTAGGGGTAGCTAAGTTAATTGCATTATTTGTTGCCATTGTAATCCTATCGTAGTAAATAACCAGCTATCCATGAAAGTGGATTACTTGAACCTAGAGTTCTAATATTGATTGTTTTATTTGTTGAAGATACTTGTAGTGAAAATGTAACGCTATCACCTACCGTTAGAGCTACAATAATATTTGAATATGCGTAGGCATTCGCAGAAGATGAGACTGCATTAGCAAGATTCAAATGTGAACTTATATAACTTTTGCCAGTAGGCTCTATATATAAAATACAATCTGTATGGTTAGCTGTTATTCCAGATAAACTTAAACTGCACTGTAGGAAATAGTTTCCCGTTACAGGCGCTGTATAGGCATAAGTCGCATTATTATAATCGCCGTTAACGTCATACAACTCGCTATTCATAGCTAGTTTATACTTCGTATTGTCTCCAGTAACCAATGATAATTGAGCGCTTGGATACGCAAAGAATATCGATTGTAGATCAGATAGATTGATTATATTATTCGTTGCCATAATATGTCCTCATCGTATTAAATAACCACAGAAAAATGTTAGTGGATCAACAGCGCTAGTAGTGTCAACTGAAACAGTTTGAGTCCCTCCACTTGAATTTACAGAAACAGTAGCAGTACTGCCAACTACTAACGATACGATAAATGATGATTGTAAAATATATAAATTACCTACTGATTTACTATTATTGCTTGTCCAAATAGACCCACAATCAGTAACTGATGTATCAATATTTATCAACAAGGAATTGAGTATAGCTGGAAGATTGCTCAACTGAACATTAGCAGCTAGAAAGTATCTACCAGTATAAGGAGCCACAAAGGTATAAGTCCCAATATTGAACGAGCTTGTGTTGTCATAGATTATTTCGTCAAAAGCCACCGTATAAGCTACACCGCCACCAGTAACGTTCACCTTGTTATTAGCGGGACGTACCATGAAGCAAGCCTGCGGATTGTATTGATTAATACTATTATTTGTTGCCATACTATTCCTTAACGTATTAAGTAACCCTGAAAAAATGTGCGAGGCACTGCTGGAGAATTGTATGAACAATCAACAACCTTGGCGCCATTCGCTACAATAACTTCCACATATGCCGTGTCCCCTAATGTCATATCAGCAATGACATCACAAGCTAAAACTGTTGCATTAGAAGAATTACGAATTGCTCCTGGACTAACAATATTACTAACATAACCTCGAGCTGTAGTAACAATAGTGATATACCCTAGAGTATGCGCGGCAGTTAAAGAATGAAGTTGAGTTCTTGCTATTAGTCTATATTTACCTGTTATGGGCGCGGTAAATTCATAAGTTACAGTTGAAAAAGAATTTGTAGTATCATATAACTCAAGAGCTAAAGCTAATTTATACAGAGTCGAATCACCAGTAACCGCAAGCGCAGTTGTCGATAATGTAGCAAAGAATTCTGGTAACGGACCAAGTGCATTAATTGCATTATTTGTTGCCATAATTGTTCCCTTGAAGAATGGGGGGCCCGCCGTGGGCCCCCCATAGTATTAGACGACTGTTAAATTGCCAACCATATTAAATACTCGCCATACAAGGTCCGCAGTAGTACATATCATTGATAAACAGTCACCTGCATCTGTTGATGAAAGCGTTCCACCAGCACCTAAAGTTGTATTCGTATCACCAACTAGAATCTGCTGATTAGCTCCTTGAGTAATGGTCCAACCACCTGCACCCAATCCAACTAATTTTATGACTGTATTAACAGCGCTTGCTGCGGGAAGTGACATTGTAAGTAACGCAACCTTACTATTGACCGTTCCTTGATTAACAGTAAGAGCCGCATCAGCACCTACTTGAGCCCATGTAAATGGTGCAGTACTTGCAAGAGTAACTGAACCAGCTGCATTAGTAACAGATACACCATCACCAGCCGTAAGAGCTGCCCATGCTGGATTACCAGCAGTAGTAGCAATGATAACTTGCCCATCAGTACCCGTTGATACACCAAGGGTTAACTTACCATTGGTCAAGACTACGTCTCCTAAGGTGGCAGTAATATTCCCCGTTGTTGACGTGATACCCGTATCAGATGTCATAGCATAACTACGGTTGTTTGTAATGTTGTTATTTGCCATTATAGATCTTTAAATTAAATGGTTGAAAAATTAAACGATTGTGGGATTGCCAATTGCATATACAATAGCCCATTCAGTACTTGCACCATCTACCATGCAAACAAGCTTGACACTATCCGAAGCTACTAATGAACTAACTGAACCACCGGCACCGATTGTACTTGTAGATGCGCCCAATCGTATACTCTGGTTAGCATTTTGTGCTATAGACCATCCACCAACTGAATAGCCGATTATTTCAATAGAATCCCCTAAGGATGCTGTTGCTGGAATGGTATATGTAAGAAGACCTGGTATAGCAATATCAGTTACATATGAATTATTAACAACAAGAGCAGTGTCTATAGTTGCTGTTGTCCATGTAACACTTGCAGGTCCCGTAGCGTTAACGGTAATAGAACCGGCTGCATTGGTGATACTAATATTAGTGCCAGCTGTAACTGTGCCAACCACAGGGCTTAAACCTGTAGATCCCATTACAATCTGTCCATCCGTCATTGCAGTAGGGGTAACTAGCCCGCCATCTATTAGGCAAACACCCTGATCAGCCTCATCAAGCTGCAATGATCCAGTTATAACCCTAGAGTTATACAGTTCCGTTGTAGCGTTATGTGCTGAACTATCAAGACAGGTAACTTCATTGTATACGACTGTACCTGCGCCAGTTGCAAAATTTGCAGCTGATGTATCAATAGTAACATTATTAAGAAATACAGAGGTTCCAACATTGGCAGTTATTGGGGTATTCACTCCGGTAACAAATTGTGAGAACCATATTTTAGTAACAACTGTATCAGATGCTGTTAAAGAGCTATAAAGATAAGATCCAAACATATCACATCTTGCAGCACCAGATAGCGTTAAAGGCACTTTAAGGTTACTATCCCTAAGAAGAACATATCCATTTGCAGTTGTTGCAACAGCACCTTTGCCCATATTTGAATTAATAAGATAAAAAGAAGCAGAAGCAGCATTATTAAATACAGAATCTGATGTTACAGCAGAGCCATTACATTCGGAAAGACTAACAGTCTTTGTGCTTGTAGGAAGATTAAAGCTTGCGCCACTATCAGGGTAAAAATAACAATTATTGAATCTGCAACCACATGAGCTTGCGCCTGATTCAATAAATATATCTGTTGCAGGTGTTAACTGTTGAAAGTAAATATTCTTCATTCTAAACTCACCAGCTAATGGAATAGTATGAGTACCATTAACAATAACTCCTTTATAATAAGAGCCAATTAAAGAGAATGAATCAACAAGAGTTAAATCTTCTGTATATGTACCTGGTCTAATATATATATTAACAGCCGTGTAACCCATGTCTGTTGCTGCTGTAAGAGCACTAGTAATTGTAGTAAATGGACTATGCCCGCTAGCATCAACTATAAGAGTATCAGGAGTATAAAGATTTGTTGAATCTTGAACTTTTGCCATAGTAAATCCTTAAATTAAACTAGGTTAAAGACACCTGAACTTGCCAATACAATCCACTCAGTATCCGCGACTACGCACAATAGCTTGATAGTGTCATAGCGTGTTGTAGCTGATAATGAGCCGCCAACACCAACCGTTGTATCAACGCCACTGAAATGAATGACTTGTAATGCGTTTTGAGCAATGGACCACATTCCAGCTGTAAGACCGGCTATTTCTACCACGTCGCCTAGAATTGATGTTGTAGGAATAGTTATAGTAAGCAATCCTGGCACAGTAATATTGACGACATATCCAGTATTAACTGCAGCAGTAAGATCAGTATTCGCTTCAATCCACTGTGTAATACCTAAATTAGATGAAGACAATTTAAAGTTACTATCAACATAAACGACTTCTTTTGTCGCTCCAGTTGTAGCCTGGTATATACCTGCTTGGTAATTTGAGTCCTGTTGTCCAGCACCTGCACCATCAACACCTATACGTATTACGTTAGATTCGGCTGCAGCTGATCCGGGATTTGCAATAAGTACATTGCTTGTACCAGTTGTTATCGTTGTTCCTGCTTGAAATCCTAGCGCTAGATTCTTATCTCCAGTTGTAAGGTTGTCAAGAGAGTAGGCACCAACGGCAGTAGAGTACGCAGCTGAGGTTATATCGTTCAAAGATTCGGTACCGATACCGACTGAGTCTATAGAAGTTGCAGTAGTCAGTGTAAAATTACCAGCGCGTTCACCGACGAAAGTGTTCTCAGTGCCCATAGAATGTAAATATGGCTCTGTTTCGATATATATAACGCCATTATCCGCACCGACTGAGGTTTCAGGAAGACGAACTACACCATATGTTTGAAAGTTACTAGCGAAGCAACCACTTACTAAGGTTTGTGTTAATGTACCTGCAATGACTGAATCGTTCATGAAGGTGACTTCACCAATCTCAAGGGCTGTTCCAGTACCAGTTATGACTGGACTGCCTACTACATCGATAACAGTGTTGCCTATATCAAGAACGCCTGTTGAATTGTAATCAATACATGCTGTAGCATGAGTTAGATATGAGTTGTAAATATGAGTTACAGCAGGGTCGGTAATAGTGATAATGTCGGATATAGTTGAATTCTCGATTTGTACATCGCCATCAACAAAACCTAGAGGACAGTTAATCCTGGAATTAATGATACGGGTAATACCTGTTAATGTTGCTGAAACAGCTCCAGAACCAATTCCTGGACAATCAATAATATCAACAGCTGAACTACCATTATTAAATATAATTGAGTTAGTACATCCTGTTGTTTCATTACATGATTCAATGGTTATATCGCCGGTCCATAATGCAAGATCACATATTTGACCAACAAAGTCATACGTTCCACCAACTGCATAGAATGTACAGTCATAAAACTTAATATTACATGTACCAGCAGCAGCATCAAACAAAATATCTGCAGTAGTCGTAAGATTAAGTCCTGAAAACATGATAGAACCAGTAGCTGGTGGTGTATGTATACCTCTTATATATACCTCACCCTCTGATCCTTGCAGGTTAATTCCTGCTACTAGCACTAATGCTTCATCATATGTTCCTGGACGTATCATTACTGTAGCACTTGTAATACCATCTGTAACAGTCTGGTCAATCGCCGACTGAATTGTAGCAAATGGTGTAGTCCCATCAATATCAACGATATAACGTGACGCTTGATAATTGTTATTCATATTATTAAAAGGCATATTTTTCTCCTTTAAAACTCTCTTTTTTAAGTAACGTTTATATTGTCATTAGTTAAAACTACTTCAAATGTTGTATTTGCTACAGACGTAATCAATGAAATAGACGCATATGTATGGTTGATAGGGATTCTTATGCTTCCACCTGCCACACCTGGAACTTGACCAAATCTAAAGTTTTGACCTGCTTGGGCATTGATTCGCCATCCTCCAGCGCCTTCACCGATTATCTTAATTACCGACCCTAGGGGTGAAACTGCAGGTAATGTAAAAGTAGTGAGTCCGGCATTAGTATTCACATAACCATGATTATTAGTCATAGCGACTGCCGCACCTGCTTCACGCGACCACGTTATACCTGTTGCACCTGAATTATCGACCGCTGTCCAGACTGCTTGACCTCCTGCAAAACTAGACAGGATATAAATAGTATTTGTTAGTTTGTTAACCCAAACACGCCCGATGGATGCTTTATCGTTACCAGTCGGATTGCGTTTTGATGCTATCGGCGGATCAAAAACACCAATAAGTGGTTGGTTTTGTCCATAAGAGGATAAATTGTTTACATTTTTAGACATTTCTAATTCTCCTTTTTAAGAATTATGAGATTTGAAAACCTGTGATATAAGTGTCATACGCTACTAAAGAACAATTTTTTACACCCGTACCAGATTGAGATTCAAAGCCAAAGGATACTTGTTGACCAATCGTTAGTTGTATATTAGTTGTTAGTTGGGATATATCACCCTGTGTTCCTTGCATATCACGTGTAATTATCGGCGTACGAGTCAATATATAAGTTCTTCCAGGTGCATATATATTGAGAGTATTTGTGTAATGAAAAAATTGTGACCCTGCTGAAGGTGAAACAGACAACGTAAATTGATATATCCCATTAACTGGAGCAACAAATCGTGCCGGATTAGTATTATGGCTAAATGAATTTGTTGTATCATATGATTCAGTAAGATCTGGTCCCTTGAATAAATATGTTGAGCCATCGCCAGAAATATTAACTTTTGGTGCATTTAGTTGTGCAAAAAATGCTGCCTTAACGCCACCTACACCTGAATTAGTAATCGTTATTGAGTTAGCTGCATTAGTTATTGATATTCCCGTACCAGCTGTAATATTACGCCAAGCGGGAGCTGCGCCGCCACCAATAAGTACTTGTCCATTAGTACCAGCTGATGATTGTATGAGACCAGTATTTGTATTAGATAATATGCCTGGTACATTAAGCGAGTCTATAGTTGCATTGAAAGTTACATTTAAATGGCTACCAATAATAGTCCCGCCTGATGCGACGATATTACCATTAAAAGCGGATATATCACCATTTTCAGTGAAAAAAGCTAAATGACCAATTTGGGAATATGATCTAAATCCTGTCTCTAAATTATTAGAAACTATCGTTCCAGCAGCCGATATTCCAGCATGTGTACTCGAAATAGAGCCTCTAACTGCCATGGTGCCACCACTTACATCAACATTACCAGTAGTGATAGTAACATTGCCACTGCTAACTGTTAAGCCATTGCTTGCAGTCATTAAATTATCGGAGGTAACTGACGATGCCCCAAAAGTACCTGGTAGAACAATATTATTATTAAGACCTATTGTTATTGAATTAGCTAGATTACCTACAACTATTCCATTGCCAGCTGTAAGATTACGCCAAGCGGGAGCTGCGCCGCCACCAATAAGTACTTGTCCATTAGCACCAGCTGATGATTGTATGAGACCAGCATTTGTATTAGATAGTATGCCTGGTACATTAAGTGAACTGATAGTTGCAGTAGTCTCAACAATCAAAGTTTTGCCAGAAACTCTACCATGAACAGTTCCTAAATTGCCATGGACAGTTGCTATATCGCCATAGGTAGTATAATAGGCGAAATGTTCTAGCGCTGCATATGATACAAATCCTCCAATTGTACTAGTCGTTGATATTATTCCAGAACAAACAATATTGGCAACTCCACTCATATTCCCTGTGATGCTGATATTACCTCCAACTGTAACTATTCCTGTTGTTACTACTGTTGCGCAATTAATAGCACCCGATGAAACAACATTAGCGGCCTGAAAGTCGCCTGGAATAGTGACATTATTGGGCAATGATATAGTTACCTTATCATCTTCAGCTGCTGTAGTAACCTTATTGGCAGTGCCAAAAACCTTAAGTACACCAGCAACAGGTACAGCAGCCCCCACATCCGCATCAAAGCTTGCAGCATTCCCGACTGTGCTTAATGTTACAGCGTTTGCATGTGTATTGTATGCTACAATAACATCGCCTGCAGTGCCGAGAATAGATATAAGACCACCAAGATCTGGTCCTACGTTATTATCAAGAGTTCCATCGCCTAAATACTGGACGCCGGCTCCAACTGGAGGTGTTACAAATAAAGAACCTGATTGTGACATATCATTCCTCCGAACCGTAGAAATATGTCATGTAAACACTACCAGAAGCGGGACCAGCAGCTTCAAGCCATTTGACATAGAATTGTGTTCCTTTTGAAACATAAAAGGACATGCCTTGTGCCGATTGATTTGACATGATATCAAGTAACATGAATGATCGTGAACCTAAGGGAATATGATCATCTACACCATTTTTTGATATCCACAAATCACCATTCGTAAAATTCTGCAAAAGAATCATGCGTGCTCGGTTGCTAATAGGATTACCCAAAGTGGTATAACCTACGACAATGGCATTCCATAATTTACTTGCTGCGGGGGCTATTTCTAAACGTATAGAAGTTTGTATGCCCATTAGACCTCCCAGTAATAGGTATAACCTACTAAAATTACTGAACCAGCGTTAAAATCTTCTTCATTATCAATACTAAAAATGGTACCTTTGGGGAATAATGTAGTTCTCTCGCTATATGAGTTAAATTTCTGAGTATCGATATGTAATGGCATTTCAGAAAATATAACATCAGCCGCGTTTCCATCTATGTATAAATATGCAGCGCCAAATTTTAGGTTATTATAAATCGAAAGCCTAAATATCGGTGCTGTTAATGGTGGGCAATAGACCATTGGATTAATGGGAAAGAGGGCCCCATCAAGTATACATGTAGGCAAAGCGCGTGCTCTATTTTTGATTTGCATTGTTATTCCACATATGTATACCCTGATATACAAAATATTCCATCATCAGGTCTTCCACGTACATATATGGAAGTACCTTTAGCAATACTGTTAGATCTGCCAGAATATGGAGCATTGCTCTGAAATTGAATTTCGACTACAGAATCTGGAATTGATACATCATGAGTTGTTACACCCTTATCGTATGATAGATAAATAATCGAATCGCTACTATTAGTAAACCGTACAAGAAAACATGATTCTTCGAGACTATCAGTTACAACATGCCAAACTACTGGGTCGAGATCATTGGGATCATAGAATAATAACTCAATAGCACGTGCTCGTGTAAGATTACTCATCTCGCTCGCCAGAAATTTCTTTATTGGTTTGTGGCTTAGCTTTTTCAATGGCATCAGTCATTAAATCATTAATCTTTTTCAAAAAGTCCCAACCAGCCTCATAGGTATCGCCCAAGGGAGCTCCAACAGGTAATTCCATTCTAAAAACAAATTCACCTCGTTTAACTTCTAATATAACTGTTGATTTAAGTTCCATTACGTCTCCTTTTTAAAAACGTGAATAATATATTAAGTAAACTATTATGCCAATGAATAAAATGTGGAAAATGCAATCCGTGGTCAACAATATGAACAGATCATTGTAATTGATATTAAAACTGTGAAACGTTTGCCAGTAGTTAAAATTATTACTAAAAGATGCGCTAGCACTAACGAGATCGGACGAGGCACTGTTTCCCCATACCATTAGTCCACAAGATTGAACAGAATGATATATACAAAAAAGACACGACAAAAGTAACAACATTTTCATACATTTCCTAACATTGTCTACTTCTATATATAGTAAAGCATGAATCCAGTTTAAAAAAAAAGCTTTACTTAAATGTTACCATTTTGTAGTATATTTATACCGTTTATACTATTTATACCAAAAGTAGGAGTATTTGTGAAACGTGAAGAATTGAAATCTACGGTTAAAGACAGTACTTTCCTCCGCATAAAAGTAGAGAGACAGTTCCTTATCGAAGTAAAAAAACATGCTATTGAGAGACGCATCTCAATGCGGCAGTATGTGATTGAGGCCCTTACGGGGAAGATGTTAAAGGACAAAAATTATATTTGAGGGGTTGTTATTATGACATATATGCTATCTGAATAAGATAGGCGTTTAAACACTGCTGTAAATAATGGGACTCGAATTTGTAGTCCCATGTTTGAAGTAGGTCGAACTAGTTTAATTTTAAAGATACCAGTAACATTTATGGAGAATTTATGTGGGTAATAGAACACTTGATCATTTGTATGTTTATCGCTTGGGTATTATCGTAAACCACCTTTGATAATTCTACCTTTTGTTTGTTTTGTAGATTGTTTTGTAGGTTGTTGCCTAGAAGGTTCAGTTGCTGCTTGTTCAACTTTTGTGCCTAAAGTTGTTATTACGTTTGCTGTCTGTGCTACACCTTGCTGGGCTGCCTTTATTAGTTGTGGAGTATATTCCTTAAATAATTGTGGGTATTTCTTAGCAATATTTCGAGCAAGAGAAACTTCTTTATGAAGATTTTGCAATATAATTCCTGATCCTGACGCTAGGACTGCTAATCTTTTATCAAGTCCTAATGCACCAAGTATAATACCTGCCGAGACAACACCAAATTTATCCTTCGCGAATCCTAATGCTTTTTCTATATTTGATGCAACTTCTTTCTGTTTAACAGGAGATTTAATGATGTCATTGTAAAGTGGCTTGTTTCCATCTTTTATAGAACTTCTAATAGGATCAGTTATATCATCGAGAGATTCCTTATTAATATTACGAATCTGACTCTTTTTTTGTTGTATAAATTCATTGCGTTGTTTCTGCATCTGTTTAAGTTCTATTGTCGATGTTTCACCACGCTTAAAATGTTCATAATGTTCGGGGCCAAATGTTTCAATGAATTCATCAAGTGCTCCCGTGACCTCTTTAAGTTTATTTTTAACACCAGAAGGGATATGTCTTGTATATACTGCTTCGTTAATATTTTTACGCGCTTCTTTCGCTTGACCAATAGTTAATTTCTTATTTTTGATGTCACCTGCAACAGATTTAACACGCTCCATAATAGATGATTTTTCAGGCTGTGTTAGTCCAGAACTAATATTATTACTTATGTCTTTTAATTTGTTATATAATCCAGTAGCATCACTTTTTTGAGAATGTGGAATAGTTTCTTGTGCTTTTTTGTATGATTCATGCTGTTGTTGCTTAACATCTTTGATGCGAGTATCATACGCTCTCATTTCATCGGTAGCAGAATTGATACGCTGTGCTTTATCGCGATTGAACATTTCTGGCAATGCTTTTGATGGACGTAACTTTTTAACTCCTATTTGAGTGCCTGTAGAACCTGCAAAACCACCTCCGAGGCCTCCAATTGCTCTACCTACTTCTTCGTCACCAACTCTTTTACCAATAGCGCCGCCTACTTCACTACCAATATAACCACCAGCAAGACCACCAAGCGATGATGCTAGAAATGCTAATGGTCTACCAAGACCACCAGTCGCTGCGGCTAAGGCTAACTCTTTAGCTGCAAATTGTGGTAGCTCATCGCCCTGCTTGTTCTCAGTCATATATTGAGGCAATATAGATGCTGCTTCTTCATGTGCTTGTTGTGATGTTGGAATTATATGCCCTAACAAATTTTTAACTGACTCTGGTGCACCAAGTTTACGGGCGCCTAATTCAACTAGGTTGCCTAAACCACCTAAAGAACGACCCATTTCATAAAGAGATGCAGGAGTCTTTGCTACGTTGCGAGCTATGTATTGTGGGGTCGATTCTTGTTCTTCAGTCAAAGGTCCTAGGTACGGTTCAAAGCCTTTTGATTTATTACTAGTATGTTGAGGGGTAATATTTTGCTTAGATTGTGAACCAATAAGACCGCCGCTTACTATTCGTCCCATTACATATCCTTCCATGTACCATTCTTTAATACAGAGCGTTTTCCATTCTCATCTTCATAGATGGTATTTTCAGTGTAATATTTTGGATAATTCAAAGGTTCTTCTTCCGCCATATCATATTCAACTAGACGTTCAGGTAAATCAGTCGGATACCTACCAGTTTTCTTATCGCGCAATGAGACCTTAAACCTCTCTCTGTCTTTAGATTTTCCATACTCATTAATATAGTTCTGTAAGGATTCTTGAATAGTCTCAATAGGTTGCCCAATACCAGTTTTGCCTGATTCAGCCAACTGATAAAGATGTTTAGAGGCTCGCCCACCACCTTTTTCGGCAGATTTCCGTACTAATTCAGCTTGAAGTTGCATGAAACGACGAACTTTAGGATTATTAACCCACATTTTTTTCAAAGGTTCTGGAACATTTCCCATAATTAGTCCGGGGAACTCACCTTTGTAGTTGTTTGCTATATCGAGCATTTCGGATGCTATCTCTTTTTCTTTCTTTATTCCTTGGAATTTCTCTCTATCTTCTTTAAGGAATGGTTGCAAGGCCAGTTGATCCTGACGATACCCTTTTTCTTGAAACTCGCTACGCTTTTCTTGAGATTCGCTCTTTTTGAATGCAAGGTTTTCGTTAAATTGTTTATTTTTGATTAACGTCTGACCTGTCTGCATCAATCTATTGCTCGATAAATTCTTTAGCTCATCGGCTGATACTTGAGGATTACCGCTATTGGCTTGAAATTGTTGCCCAATTTGTTGAGGTTGTTGACCTTGAAGTTGTTCATCTTGAAGTTGTTGCCCAATTTGTTGAGGTTGTTGACCTTGAAGTTGTTCATCTTGAAGTTGTTGTCCAACTTGTTGAGGTTGTCCTTGTTGATTCTGGTTGCCATTAACCATAGAGGCAAATATTCGTGCTATTGGTTCATTACCTTGAGACTGTAGTTGTTGTGTTACATACTTACTTAACAGCGCAGGATCTGCGTTTGATAGTGATAGACGCTGCTCATTAGACATATTTGGCAACATTGATGACAACGCTTGATAGTTCCTTTGTTGTTGTTGTTGTTGTGTATATTGCATTTGTTGTTGTTGCATCTTCATCTGTTGTTTTTGTGTATACTGATTCATTTTTAAATTAGCTAATGCCTGAAAACCTGATTCCATACCACGACCTAACCCGCCGCCAATCGCTCCACCGAGCCGTTCTCCTGCACCCATCGTCTTTGGGAATACTATTGCCATATTATCACCTTATCCGCGGAAACCGCCGTTTAAACCAACTTGATAGTTACTTCTATTTAAACCTTGCATTGGGTTGCCGTATTGTTGCA